GTCGCCCCGCTAGGTTGGTAGCCGGTCAGGCGCGTTTGGCCCGGGTAGGGCCGTCTAGACCCCTTCGTGGGCACTATCCGTCGGCTCGTATCGCTTTCGAGCAGCCGCAGCGGGTGGTGGTGTGCGTTCGGCGGTCTCGCCGGCGCGAAGTGCTTCACGCTTTCGGCGTCGCAGGATCGCGAGGGCTGAGGCGCCCGCGACGCAACGAGTACTCGGCTATCTCATGTCGGAGGTGACCTATGGTCTGGCCTGCAATCATTGCGGCGGGCGCTGCTCTTGCTGGCGGGGCGTTGAGTGGCGATCGCAACAGGAGGAGCGTGCACGAGCAGATGGACTTTCAGCGGGAGTTTGCCCAGATGGGCATCAGGTGGAGAGTGGCCGATGCAAAGGCTGCGGGTATCCACCCCCTGTACGCGCTGGGTTCGTCTGGCGCGTCTGCTGCCCCTATTTCCGTCGGGGACTCATATGGCCCAGTTTTGGCCGAGGCTGGACAGGATATTTCCAGGGCGATGATGGCTGGCAAGGGCAGCAAGGATCGCTTGGGCGATTTCATGAAGGACGCGGAGGCGGCCCAGTACCAGAGGGACAGTCGGAAGCTCGACCTCGAGGAGCGCAGCACGCGGATAGCAGGTCAGGTGCTGCAGAACGAAAACGAGATGTTGAAGCAGGGTGCAATGCTGAGGGCGCTGCGGCTTTCGGAACAGATGCGCAGACAACCCTCTTTCCCTGATGGCACGGCGCCGTTGGGCGCTATCAAGGATGTGCCTTCAGAGCGTGTTTCGGGTGATGCTCTTATGCCGGGTCGTGAGGCGGCTAGCACGCCGGGCATGCGGACTTTCCGCTATGGCAATGAGCGCTCGATGGATCTGCCTGGTGCCGAGCTCTCGGAGTCTTTGGAAGGGATGGGCGTCATGGGCCACTTGGTGGGCCCGTACATGACGATGCGCCACTGGCTTGACCAGGGCGAAAACTACTTTCGGCGTCGAGACCGGGAAGCCCCCCCGGGTTATCGATGGGAGCACGTCGGCAATGCCTGGCGGCTTCGGCCTATTGAGGGGCGTTAGGAGTGTGTCATGCGATTCAGTCGTCGTCGTTCCCGTTCGTTCCGTCGTGGCCGTGTCTCCAGGCGGGTGACCTTTCGACGGAGAGGCTACCCCCCTCGGAGGATCGGCTACCGGATGTAGGTGCTCTGCAAAAAGCCCTTCGTCTCTGGTTTGGTGCCCTACGGATGCGGTCAGTGTTTGCCTTGTCGTTTCAACAGGCAGCGCCTTTGGACGCATCGGCTGATGTTGGAGCGGTCTCAGCACGGTGACGCGTGCTTTGTGACGTTGACCTATTCGGATGAGCACCTTCCCTCAGATGGGTCTGTGGATCCCAAGGTTGTGCAGGGTTGGTTGAAGCGGATACGCGAGCGGATTCGCCCCAGGCGGCTCCGCTTTTTTCTTGTCGGCGAGTACGGAGATGAGAGTCTTCGGCCTCACTACCACGTTGCACTTTTCGGTTGGCCTGCGTGTTTGAGAGGTAGGACGGATCACCGTCTGGTTGCTGCCTCAGGCAGCTGCTGTGCCTCTTGCGACGCGTTGGCTTCTTCCTGGGGACTTGGAGGTGTCGATTGCAGGGAACTCGCGATGGAAACGGCTCAATACCTGGTTGGCTACGTGGCCAAGAAGGCGTTGCCGAAACGGAAGGCCCTTTTGCAGGGGCTAGCACCCGAATTTGCCCGCATGTCGCTGAAGCCGGGCATTGGAGCTCCAGCAATGGAGGATGTTGCGCGTTCCGTGGACGCGTTGACGGCAAGGAGCGTTGGTTCTCAGCCATTGGCTGCACCGCGTGCTTTGCGGCATGGTCGGAAGTTGTTGCCGTTGGGTCGATACCTCCGACGGATTTTGGTGAATGGAGGAACGTTCAAGGACGATCGTGATGAACAGGCGTTTCAAAGGGCGCAGGAGCTGCGGGTTGTGTCGGAAGTTCATGGCACTGCTGCGGCGGTTGCGGCGCTCAAGCTAGGCCCAGAGTTGGGCTTAATCGAGAAAATCGAACGGAAGGCTAAGCTGCTTTCCACGAAAGGATCCATATGAGAAGGGCAAAGTTTTCGCTGTCGCACTACAAGCTCACGACGATGGACATGGGAGAGTTGGTTCCTGTGGCTTGCGTTGAGGTGTTGCCGGGTGACTCGTTTCGGCATGCGACTTCGGCTTTGGTGCGTGTGTCGCCGTTGCTTACTCCGGTCATGCATCCGGTGGAAGTGAAGATCCATCATTGGTTCGTTCCGCACCGGCTCTCTTGGGAGAACTGGGAGAACTTCATCACTGGTGGACCTGATGGCGAGGACGAGTCGGTTTTTCCGACGATCAGTTTTGCTACCGGGCCCGGACCGGCACTCGGAGATCTCGCCGACTATTTCGGCGTTCCGCCTCAATGCGGTCGGTCTGTCTCGGCGTTGCCGTTCCGTGCCTATGCGCGTATCTGGAACGAGTGGTATCGGGATCAGGACCTGCAGACTCCGTTGGCTCTATCGGTTGCGGATGGTGTGGACGTTACGACGAGCGTGGCTTTGCAGAACGTAGCCTGGGAGAAGGATTACTTCACCTCGGCGCGGCCTTGGACTCAGAAGGGACCGGACGTCACGTTGCCTATCGGTACTTCGGCGGATGTTGTGTCGAATGACCCTGGTGTTGCTCAGCCGACTTTCACTTCTACTGCGTACGCTGGTTCGTCCGGTTTGGAGATCAGTGGCGCGACGTCGGCGGTTAGTTCCCAGAATGCGGGTCCGTTTGCGGGACCTGGTGGCTTGATCTGGGACGATGTGAACCTGGTGGCGGATCTTTCGAACGCTACTGCGGTGTCGATCAACCTTGTGCGTGAAGCTTTCGCTCTTCAGCGGTATGAGGAGGCGCGCGCTCGCTACGGCTCTCGCTACACGGAGTACCTGAGGTACTTGGGTGTCCGGTCAAGTGATGCTCGTTTGCAACGACCGGAATACCTTGGTGGTGGGAAGCAGGTGATCCAGTTCTCTGAGGTGCTGCAGACCAATAACCCGGGAGAGGGTGAGAGTGTCGGTACGCTGTTCGGTCACGGGATCACTGCGCTTCGGTCGAATCGCTATCAGCGGTTCTTTGAGGAGCACGGTTATGTGATCACGCTCATGTCGTGCAAGCCGAAGACGATGTACGCGGATGGTCTTCCGCGCACTTTCAATCGTCGGATCAAGGAGGACTTCTGGCAGCGGGAGCTTCAACACATCGGTCAACAGGCTATCGAGCAGCAGGAAATCTTCGCGTCCACCGCGACGCCCGATGCGACGTTTGGCTATCAGGATCGGTACGACGAATACCGTCGGCAGGAAAGTACGATCGCGGCGGACTTTCGGCAGACGTTGGACTTCTGGCACTACGCCAGGTTGTTCTCTTCGGAGCCGGCGCTGAACGCGACGTTCGTGCAGTCGGTGCCTACCAAGCGGGTCAATCAAGTGCAGACGGAGGACGTGCTTTGGTGCATGGTCAAACACAGCTTGAAGGCGCGCCGTATGGTCGCTCCCTCTGGCAAATCTTTCATCTTCTAAGGAGGTTTTATGTCTCTCTACGAGGAACGTTATCCCGGTGGCTCTCGCAAGGAGCACGTGGACAGCACGCCGATGAGCGTGCCGGTCGGCTTTCGCCGACCTCCTTCGCTGATCGAGCAAATGCGCTCGATGATCCGGAACGAGATGTCTCAAGCGGCCCAGTTAAAGGGTCGCGAAACTTTCGAGGAGGCGAACGATTTCGACATGCCCGACGATCCGGAAGACCCCCGCACGCCTTGGGAACACGAGGCGGACTCAGACGACGAGCTCGCTGCTGGCCTGGACGGCGCCAGGCACGCGCGCGAGGCTCGTAAGGCAGGCTGGCAACCTTCTCCGGAGGAAGCTGCCTGGCAATCTTGGGCAAAGCGGAATGGCTGGAACCCCCCCCCGGCCCCTTCTGAACCCTCTTCTTCCAGGCCGGATTCACAGGCGGCGCAGCCGCCTCAGGGCCCGTCGGCCGGGCCCAACACCTCGGGAAAACCCTAATACGTGGCTCGAGGTATCGATGCACAGTCCCTTTACTTGAGGTGGACTGTGCCAGGTGACAGGTGAGCAGACGGCGGAGATCGAATCAACGGGACGAGCGCGGAGTCTTTTCCTCTTCCTCCGCTAACCCTTCTTGGTTGCTCCGGCCCGAGCCGTCATTTCTCACCTTCTTCGAGCGGCTGCCCCTGAGGCAGCCGCTCCCGTTTCTGGATTCCGATCCTCTCCGCGAGTTTGAGGATCGGCGTCTTTGGTACCCGGGCGACTTCACGGAGACCCGTTTTCGGCCCGCTGGGACGTTTTCAGGTCGCCCCGCTAGGTTGGTAGCCGGTCAGGCGCGTTTGGCCCGGGTAGGGCCGTCTAGACCCCTTCGTGGGCACTATCCGTCGGCTCGTATCGCTTTCGAGCAGCCGCAGCGGGTGGTGGT